CTTGTAGCAGTTGAATCCAGGGCTTTAAAAGCCGTAGAGAAAACAGCACGTAAAGAATCTCAGGCAGGCATGGTTTAGGTTGCTTAAATGAGCAAAAGATTGTAATATAACGTATGGCTTGGAAAAAATATTTTAAAGACGCTAACCTTTCGCCTATATCTGGTGAAAAAGTGCCCAACTTTGCTAAGAGAAACTACAGTTCATACCTACCAGATGTGTACACAGGACATCCAAACAGGATTCAGAGATACTTCCAGTATGACCAAATGGATTCTGACTCGGAAATAAATGCGGCATTGGACATCCTGGCAGAATTTGCAACACAGAAGAACACGGAAAATGAAACTCCATTTGATCTTGTGTTCAAAGATGAGACAACAGAGCACGAGGTTAAACTATTAAAGAAGGCCTTACAGCAGTGGACAGCGTCCAACAAGTTCAACAAAAGGATTTTTAGAATATTCAGGAACGCACTGAAATACGGGGACTGTTTCTTTGTCAGAGATCCAGAAACTTACAAATGGCTATACATCGACAACGCCAAAGTTGACAGGATTGTTGTCAATGAGTCAGAAGGCAAAAAACCTGAACAGTACGTGATCAGAGACATCAACCCGAACCTACAGAGATTATCAGCAACACAGATCACTCCCAACCAAACTTATGGTGGTGGTGGAACGACAGGTGGTGGTACCGCGGCATACGGATCAAGTTATGCAAACGCTGGTGCAACTAACAACATGTCCGGATTTGCTGGCGGAGTTGGAGGTGGAAGATTCTACAAAACAATGAATGCGTATAACATAAACGCCGAACACGTTGTACATATGAGCATGTCAGATGGATTAGACAACTTATTTCCATTTGGACAGTCTGTACTGGAACAAGTTTTCAAAGTTTACAAACAGAAAGAACTACTGGAAGATGCAATCATCATCTACAGGGTACAGAGAGCACCGGAAAGAAGAGTATTTTACATAGACGTGGGTAACATGCCTACACACTTGGCAATGCAATTTGTTGAGAGAGTCAAAAACGAAATCAATCAGAGAAGGATCCCAAGTGCATCAGGCGGCGCAAACTTTATAGACGCAACATATAACCCAATGTCAATCAACGAAGATTACTTCTTCCCACAGACAGCAGAAGGAAGAGGATCTAAAGTAGACACACTACCGGGTGGTACAAACTTAGGCGAGATTGATGACCTAAGATTCTTCACAAACAAACTGTTCAGAGGACTAAGGATTCCAAGTTCTTACTTGCCAACAGGTGCAGAGGACGGACAACAACAGTACAATGACGGCAGAGTTGGAACTGCGTACATCCAAGAATTAAGATTCAACAAGTATTGTGCAAGATTACAAAGCATGTTGGCCGGAACATTTGACGAAGAATTCAAGTTGTGGATCAAAGGCAAAGGCTACAATATAGACAACAGCATGTTTGAAATAAAATTAAATCCACCTCAAAACTTTGCACAATATAGACAGACAGAAATGGACCAGGCAAGGGTGAACACTTTTACAGCAATAGCAGAACTCCCTTATATGAGTAAAAGATTTGCTCTCAAAAGATATCTAGGGCTTACTGAGGAAGAAATGGCAAGAAATGCTGACCTCTGGGCAGAGGAAAACAACGTGCCACAGAATAAACAATCCAAATCAACCGAACTGCGGAGCGGTGGCGTGACACAGGCAGGGATATCTAGTGACCTCGACCAGTTCGAGGAGCCAACACCTGATCCAGATTCGCCTGAACCAGGATCACCACAGCCGGGACAGCCAGGCCAAACACCAGGTGGCGGCGGAACAACACCAGGCGGCACAGGCGGCGGTGGACAAGTATAAGGTTAAATACTATTATGAAACTGAATGAATTCTTCACATATGGCGCCGATGGTTTTGAACAGGACAAGACCTACGAACCAGAGCATGATATTTCAATTTTAGATTCAGAAGACACAAGAAAAACAAGACTAACACTCAAACAAATTAACTCTATGAGGCTGGCATCTGAAGCACATGATGCCCAACAAAAGGAAGAAGCAGTCTTTGTCCAAAAAATGTACGGACAACCTGCGCCAGGCGATAACTTAGAGTTATAATGTCATCAATAGCATTTGTATTAGGTAACGGTGAATCACGTAGGGGCATCGATATCGATGATCTTAAACAAAAAGGCACTGTGTATGCCTGCAATGCAGTGTTTAGGACACATAGACCGCATTGGTTAGTAGCAGTGGATCCCAAGATGATGATGGAGATTGCCGAGACGGATTATGTGGTGCACAACAAGGTGTACTCAAACTACAATTCTCAGTATGAAAAACAAAAAAAATTGTTAGATCATGTGACTTGGTCCAAGCCTACTCTTGGCTGGAGTAGTGGACCTACAGCACTCAAACTAGCGTGTGATCATGGATTCAAGGAGATCTACATACTAGGATTTGATTATCAAGGACTAAAACAGGACAATAAAAATAACCTGTTTAGGCTCAATAACATGTTTGGTGACACAAGGAACTACAAGAAAAGAAACGAAACTGCAACATTCTATGGAAACTGGATGAATCAAACAAAGAGATGTCTTGAGGATTATAAAGACGTAAAATTCCACAGAGTCATACCAAAAGGGTGGTTTAAACCAAAAGATCTTGAATTCAAAGACAACATGTATCACCTTACCATCGAACAATTCTTAGAAAGATTGCAGTTACAGATAAAAAAATAACCAAAAATCCACCATTTAACACCAATAATACCACCGTTTTAGGTGCCTTTTTGTAAATACAATACACTTATAAGTACAAATCGACCTAATAAAGGAGCACGTGTAAAATGTCAAATAATAAATTTGAGAGTTTATTGGAATTACTAATAAACGAAGAAAACGATAAAGCAGAAGCTTTATTCCATGAAATCGTTGTAGAAAAATCAAGAGATATCTACGAGAATCTAGCAGACGAAGAAGTAACTGCTGAAGCGATGCATGACAAGAAAATGAAAAAAGAAGACGAAGTTACAGAAACTGAGTCATCTGAAGAAGAAAAAGTAGATAAAACTGAAACTACTGAAGGAATGCATGACAAAAAAGACAAAATGAAAAAAGAGTCTGAGTCTGAGTCAGAAGCAAAAGATGAACAAGTAGACGAAGTAGTAGACATCGAAGATGAAGCAACTGAATCTGAAACAACAGAAGAAGAATCAATTGAAGAAGTAGGCGGCGACGCAACTGACGAATTGGTTAAAGATATATCTGCAGACGAAGAAGGCGCTAAAGAAATGGATATGGACATGGACAAAGATATGGACATGGACAAAGATATGGACAAAGGCGACGATGAAGATATGGAAGACAGAGTTGTTGATTTAGAAGACGCTTTAGATGAGTTAAAAGCTGAATTCGAAGCAATGATGGGCGACAAAAAAGACGATGACAAAGAAGAAAAAGAAGACGAGTCTTTAGAAGTTGCACCAGAGTTAACTCCAGAAGTTGAAATGGAAGGCAAGCAGACTGAAGCAATGCATAAAGACAAAGGCATGAAGAAGGAAGCAATGCATAAAGACAAAGGCATGAAGAAGGAAGCAATGCACAAAAAAGAGAAAATGAAAGAATACAAGATCTCAAAAAGTGCTGACAATGTCGACCATTCAGATAAAGGTGCAAAATCACCTGTTTCTACAGTAACATCACCAAATGCGGCTTCGGCGGCAAATATGACCAAAGGTGGTGAAGAGTCAGGAAGAGCGGCTCCAACTGCACAGAAAATGAGTGATTTTGAGAATAGTCCGGGTAAAGACAAGTCTAGTTCATACAAGAAAATGGGCAAGGCTGACATGGCGGACCATTCAGACAAATCTGCAAAATCTCCAGTTATTTCTAGAAAATAATTGTTGATTTAAAGGAGATCATCGATGGCATCACTATACCTAAGGGAGAATCTAACATTTGATCAGGCCAGAGTACAGATCTTGCACGAAGGAGAACACGGCAAGGATTTGTACATGAAAGGGATCTGTATTCAAGGTGGGATCAAGAACGCTAATCAGAGAGTTTACCCAGTGGCAGAAATTGCGAAAGCAACTAAGACTCTAAACGATCAGATCAGTTCTGGATACTCTGTGTTAGGTGAAGTGGATCACCCAGATGATTTAAAAATTAATTTGGACCGTGTGTCTCACATGATCACTGAGATGTGGATGGACGGACCAAATGGATACGGTAAGATGAAAATCCTACCAACACCGATGGGCCAACTTGTCAAAACTATGTTGGAATCAGGAGTGAAATTAGGCGTTTCAAGTAGAGGTTCTGGAAACATGAACGAATACGGAAGCGGCGAAGTTTCAGACTTTGAGATCATCACAGTTGATGTTGTGGCCCAACCTTCGGCACCGGGTGCTTACCCAACGCCAATTTATGAACACCTTATGAACACAAGGGGTGGAAATATGGCAAAGGGACTGGCCGCTGAAGTTAGAAATGACCCAAAAGCACAAAAGTTCCTCAAAGAGGCACTAACAAACATAATAAAGGACCTGAAATAACATGATAGACGCAATATCAAAATTAGTAGAATCTGGAGCAATCTCAGAAGATGTGCAGAAGAGCATCCAAGAGGCATGGGATTCGAAAATTAAGGAAAACAAAGAAGTTGTAGGCGCGGAGTTAAGAGAAGAATTTGCTAAAAGATACGAGCATGACAAAGCAAACATGATCGAAGCAATCGACTCAATGATGACCGACAAGTTATCTGAAGAGATCACGAAGTTTGTCGAAGACAGAAAAGCACTTGCACAAGAAAAAATTGCTTACAAAGAAAACGTAGGCAAACACTCTGCTAAATTAGAAAGTTTTATTCTTTCTAAATTAAATGAAGAGTTGAAAGAGTTACACACTGACCGAAAAGGTGTTCATGAAAACTTTAAGAAAATGGAAGAGTTCGTAGTAAACGCTCTTGCAAAAGAAATCAAAGAGTTCCATGAAGACAAAAAAGGTGTTGTGGAAACGAAAGTCAAACTAGTAGCCGAGGCCAAAAAACAAATGGCTAAGATGAAAGAGGCTTTCATAACAAGATCTGCTAAAGTTGTAGAATCTGCTGTTAACAAAAAACTTGCTGAAGAGTTAAAAGCTCTTAAGGAAGACATTACAGCGGCAAGAACTGTAAACTTTGGTAAGAAAATATTCGAAGCGTTTGCTTCAGAGTACCAGAATTCTTACTTAAATGAGAAATCTGAGACTGCGAAGCTGATGAAAGTTGTGGATGAAACTACACTTAAATTAAAAGACGCGGAGAAGGCTATCGAAGAGAAACAAGCGGTGATTGAGTCAAAAAACGCTGAGTCCAAAAGACAAGCGGACTTGATGGAACGCAAGGAAAAGATGGCCGAGATGCTCAAACCATTGGGCAAAGAAAAGAGTGAAGTAATGAGTCAGTTGTTAGAATCAGTTCAGACAGCTAAACTTCAGGCTTCATTCGACAAGTATCTACCACACGTGATGGCTGACAAACCGATTGAGACAGGAAAACAAGTTATTTCCGAGTCAAAAGGTGACAGAGCACAAAGGGAAGATGCTGACTTAACAAATATCCGTAAATTAGCGGGTATAAACTAAACAACAAAGGGGAAACGATACAAATGTCAGATATATTTGAATCAAAATGGGGCGAAACTAAACAAGCCCTAACCGAAGGTTTAGCAGGCAACAAGAAAAAAACTATGGATGTCGTGTTAGAAAACACGAAGAGATACTTAGCAGAGCAATCAACTGCTGGTGCTACATCTGCAGGTAACGTTGCTACGTTAAACAGGGTTATCCTACCAGTAATTAGACGGGTTATGCCGACTGTAATAGCTAACGAAATCGTTGGTGTACAGCCGATGACTGGTCCTGTAGGACAAATCCACACATTAAGAATAAGATATGCAGACACAGTTGCGTCAAACACGACTGCAGGTGAAGAAGCATTATCTCCATTCAAAATTGCGAAAGCATATTCTGGTAACCAGAACAATACTACACCTAAAGGTGCTTCAACAGCTTCTTTAGAAGGTA